AAAGAGATTCGCGCTCGCCGCCGCAAGATTGCCGGCAGTCTTGCCGATCAAATTCCGGACGACAGGGAGAGTGCTGACGCTCGCGCTGGGCAGCCTGGCGTGGGTCGTGCCTACTCCCGCACAATGGGTCTCACTCACCACCGCCCAGTCAACAGTTCTCTCGCCACCGAGTACAACAGCAAAGCAGTTGTAAATACTCAAAAAGGCGACGTAATCAAGTTCACGCTTTACCGCCAAGATTGGGTCGAGTTGAATAGCGACTTCACTTACAACGGCTACAAAACAGAAACCACAGTCAAAGACCTCAAAGACTCGTCCAAAACTTGGCGCGAGAACGCATCGGATCTACTGAGCGTCGGCACCGAGTGGATTATTGGTGCAACTGTGTGGCGTGTCACCAAAAACGAAGGTATTGATAACGTCGTCAGCCGCCTCGTGGTTGACATGGAGTGCGTAGAGGTCCTCGGCGACGACCGCATAGGCATTGCCGGTGAACGAGCTGTCGGAAAAGCGCTGGCTGGTTATGAGGGCGCCACATTCGATCAAACGATCCACTGCGACATCAATCATTGGCCGCTGTGTCGCTACTACGCCTCCTCGATCCGCCCAGTTAGGCGTGAAGCGCAAGTCATTGAACTAGGCATTCGATCTCAAGTTTGGAACCGCGCCGAGGGCTTGTGCAATTTCAGCACCATCCCCACTCCGGCCAAGCTCTTCCGTTTTGACAAAAAAAGTGTCACGGTTACAACGCCACGCCAAACGCGCTACTTCAACCGCGCCAGCTTCTTTCAGATTGCAGTACGCCCAGTCCCAACTGGTTCGGTAACACTTGACTGGTCTGTAATCCCGCAACTTTTGTGCGTGGTGGGTCGCAGCCCCGTTGATCTGCACAATTACATTCGCATCAAAGCTAGCGACACTGAGTACTACGAGTACAAATTTATCCCCAAAACAGGCGCCGATATTTACCACAACTACGCCGATGCCTCCGCATGGCGTCTTAAGGCTGATGAAGAACGCATATTGGGCTGGAGCTTGTTCGAGACTGCTTACGGCTTTTTCGGATTGCAGACTAATGGCATGGTCGTAAATGTCAGCGACATCAAAGATTCTCCTCAACTTTTAACGGATAAAAGCGATGCAGGTAATGTTCCCACTGTTCTTCCAACCACTTACAGCCCTGTAGCTATTGCAGTTAGCGATACGCGTGTTGCTTCAGGCACGAACCGCGCTGTTGTAGACGCGTGGCTAACTCACATCTTTGGTGCGGCAACAGATACTAATAATCAAGGCACTACCCAAAGCCAGCGCATCACAGTCTCAAAATCTGGCAAGCCCGAGCACACACTGGAGTTCAGGGTAAAAGCTACGTCGGTAAAAAACAAAGACAAGGATAAAGACAGCATTCGCCGCTGGACATGGCAAGACATCTCGTACACAATTTTGAACTACGTGGGAAGCTGGCCCACTGGTACAGAAGCCGAACTACTGGTAACGGGCTTAAACAGCATCACAAACCCCTTTGCACAAGCAAACGGCTATACCTCGGTAACACTTGTTTTTGCTGTCACCCAAGTCCAAGAAAAGATCCTTCGCCCAAAAGACGCCGACTTGAGCACAGCAGAACGCTCGTTTGAGATCGGCACTGGCATCGCTGACTGCAGCTACTTCGAAGAGCTGAACAAAAGCAATGAAAGCGGCCCCGAGCACGAGATCGTTTACGTCAACGAGTACGTCACCAACGATGCAACGCCTGAATACACAAACATGTCTGTCGTCTCTTTGAGCATGAAGAGCAGCGGACAGATCAGCAGCGTCGATCAAATGCGGCTGTGGGTACCGGAAGGTATTGCCGTTTCGCGCTTGCTAGACAATACAACCGGAGCCAGCAACAACTTCGCCGACTTGGTGCTGTATCTCCTTCAAAACTCCGAGCAGGGCTTAGGTAGCACCATCCCAGCCGAGCTTATCGACACCGTAAGCCTTACGACTACCGCCCGCTTCCTGAACGCCAACAAGATTTTCTTTGACGGCGTTATCGAAGAATCAGAAAACCTGCGCTCGTTCTTGTACGACGCAGCTTCGTTGCAGCTATGTAATTTCACCATCAAGAATGGGCGGTTCGGCATGATGCCGGCACTTCCCTACGACAGCAACGGCAAAATCGCAGCACTACCGATCTCGGTGGAACAAATTTTCACTGCAGGCAACATTATCGAAGGCAGCCTGCAGCTCAGCTACCTAGATGCAGCACAGCGGATTGACACCACGGTGCAGGTGCAGTGGCGCGAAACACTAGAAAACGAGCTACCTACACCGCGCTCTGCCGTTGTTTCCTGGACCGATGCAAGCGGTGACACATCGAACCAGCAAAACATCGACCTCAGCGATTTTTGCACAAACCGCGCTCAGGCTTTGCTTACGGCAAAATTCCTGCTGGCAACACGGCGCCGCATCACTCATAGCATTGCCTTCAAAACTGTGCCAGATGGCCTGAGCATCGAGCCCGGCTCGTACATCCGCGTACTGACCACCAGCACCACATACTCAGCACAAAACAACGGTGCGATTACCGACGCTGGCACACTCGTCTCAGTCAGTTCCATCGCGGATGGTGACTACACCGCGCTTATTTACGACCCTGAATTTGGGCAAATTATCGAGCAGAGCATAACGATATCTGCAGGCGTTGTCCTTGACGACAATGTGCATGGCTGCCTGTTTACGCTGCTGACCCAGCAAAACAACCAAGCGATCTACCAAGTGGAGCAGCTAACCATTGAAGAGGATGGTCTGATCAGCATCTCAGCCATCCACGTTCCTGTGGACGAGAACGGCGCTAGCCTTGTTGCAGCAGACATTTTGACCGGCACGTTTGAGGTGCAGGAGTAATGACGTTTCCAGCACTGGTTCCAACAAGCCGCGAGTTCAGCCCAGGCGACTGGCCTGTTAAACGTTTCAATTCGCAGTCAGGATCCGAAATTCGTATTTTGTACGGCAACCAGCGCAGCAACGCAAAACTGTCGCTGAGTTACGACAACATTTCCGATAGCAACGCTCAGTTATTTTTAACGGACTACGACGCGCAATACGGCACGCTCCGTACATTTGATCTACCTGCTGCTGTGCTGACTGGAACATTGGTTGCGATGGAAGCACCAGCGGGCAGCAAGTGGCGCTATGAAGCCGAACCGCAACTGCGATCTGTTCGCCCCGGTCGCAGTAGCGTTACAGTAAATCTGGTGGCTGTCATCTAATGGCCAAAGTATTTACTGGCAAAGACGGCGCCCTGCTAATCGACGGTGCCACCCAACTCAAGGTTACAAACTGGACCCTGACTGGCAGCGTGGAGATGCTGGAGACCACCAGCCTCGGCAACGCGCAACGCACATACGCCCCCGGCGTCCAAGAATTCAACGGTAGCGCCACGCTTCTGTACTACAGCGATGACGCCGAGCGCAACGACGCAGCCGACGCACTGCGCAAGGTCTTGAAGGTTGACGGTGTAAGTGACGGCGATACCGTAGTAATCCGTCTGCGCCTTATTCAGGGCAACACAAATCACGACGTTTCTTTTACTGCCTATATCACCAGCGTTTCGTTTGGTGCCAGCGTCGGTGAAATTACATCAGCACAAATTAGCTTCCAAACAACTGGAGCGCTAAGTGAGGTGACGTTGTAATGGGAATTTACCTTGGCAATATCGGCAACATCGAGCTGACACGCAAATCGCTCGAAGGCTTTAAAGAATCTGTCGTCAATCCATCTGACGTAAACGGCACACGTCATCGTTTCAGTTTCGATTTCAACGAAGGTTTTCTGATTAGCGGCGACCTCGTTGCCATCAGCACAACAGACGGCACCGATCTCGACTTTGTGGCGCCCAGCGGCTGGAGCGATGGAACCGTCCACGAAAGCGGCAAGTGGTACGTCTTTGTCGACGAGCTTGGCGGCATCCGCCTGTACGACAACTTCAACGACAGCTTGGAAGGAAGTACCGCCGGACTTGTTGAACTTGCCGATATCAACCGCGACATTCCCATAAAAGTAGAAATTGAAGACCTTGCAGGTAGGTTGCTGGCATCAATCAGCGACTACGAACTGAATACAACACGCGAAACGGTTGATGTTACAACGCTTTCGGACGAGCACCGCCAGCAATACAGCAGCCTGATCAGCGGCAGTGGTCGACTTACTGCGCAGTGGGATTACGTCAACGAGATCAATCAGGAGCCTGTGCATTACCTGATGCAACTGGTACTGCGCACGGAAATCGGCTCTGCCTTCCACGCAAAGTTTTTCATTAAAACCTTGGGTGCCACTGCGAACGCTGGATCTTTTGCGGGCTCGCAGGTCAACGATCAAGTGTGGTGGGAATTTGATGCGATTGTGACGGGCAGCGCTACAAGTTTTGCCCCTGGCGACATTGTGGTTTCGACGATTGATTTTGTAGCGACAGGACCGATCCGTTTGCGTGCCAACACGACGCCGCGCTTTAAGTTGCTCCAAGAAACAGGTGATCCTATTGTGCTTGAACAGGGCGGAGGCTATCTCCTCCTTGAAGGCAACGATGAGTAAACTAAGTACGCCGGAACGAGAGGCTAGCTGTGTCTGACCTGAAGATCAGCGAACTACCCCAGCTAGCTGGCGCAAACCTTGCTGCCAACGACCTGCTGGCCGTCGCTGATACCAGCGCCAGCGAGACACGCAGCATCACGATCTCGGACGGCATTGGCAAGGCTGTCACGCTGATTGCCGACGACACAATCCCGAGCGCAAAAGTTCTGTTCGCTGCTGGCTCAGTCCCAGGCAGCGCCATCGAAGGCGAAACGGTCAATACTTCCCAGCTCGCCAACGACGCTGTAAACGCTGCCAAGCTTGCAAACAATTCTGTAACGCGCCTTGTCAGCACGCTTCCGGTAACTGGTGACTTCACTGGTCAGTTCGCTCTCGATACCGACGACCTCAAGCTCTACTGCTGGGACGGCTCTACCTGGCAAGCAATCAAAGCCGGCGGTTCCGTCAACACCGTAATCGGCGGCAGTGCTGGCGTTGTCAATATCACGGTCACTCAAACTGGGGATAGCGTCACCCTTAACACCACGCTGGACAATACCGATGCCGCCAGTCAGTTCTTGGCTGGTCCGACATCTGGTGCTGGCTCTGTCACTTACCGCGTGATTGCTCCGGCAGATCTGCCAACTGCTACCACCACGGAAAAGGGTGCGGTACTGGTGAACGGCAACGGTCTCGCCATGAGCGGGAACCAGATTGTCATTGATAACACGGTCACACAAAACATAGGCACATATCACGTTGTTAGCTACAACGCCAAGGGCTTAATCACCGATGGACGCGCTCTGATTGGCGCGGATGTACCCGTCGCCACATCCGGAACAGTCGGTGTTGTTGCGCCTGGCGCCGGCCTCGGTGTTAACGCTGCTGGCACCATCAGCCACACCAACACCGTTACACCCGGCACCTACGAAAAAGTCACTGTTGATGCCCAGGGGCACGTCACTACGGGCGGCAACCTAGTCAGCGCAGATCTGACTGACATTGAATTCAGTGCCAGCCAACTTACTAGCGGCACGATCAATGCAGCCCGTTTTGCTGCTAATTCGATTGAAGGGACCAAACTTTCAAACAACGCTGTCACCAAAATCGGTGGCGCAGGCTCAACTAATGGCGTCGTTGTATTCCCCACTCCTGATTACAACGGACAGTATTTTTATGATTCCCTAAACGGCGACCTCTACCTATACGACGGTAACGCTTGGCAACCGATCACCATCACCGCAGGCGAAATCATCTTTGCTGGTACGTTTAGCGCCAACCCTACTTACAACAGCGGCGCCGGCAAAATCCTCACTCTGACCAGCGCAGGCACCGCACTGGGCCTTTCTGTTAATAGTGCGCTACCCGCTGCATCTGGCACCAACAGTCGCTATTACTTCGTCGTCAGCGAGGGCGGCACCCCTACCACGGGTAACGCGCCACTTGTTGCTTTGGCACCACCTGACATTGTGTTGTCGGATGGCACAGCTTGGACACATGTTGATGTGTCGTCCACTGTGGCAGCACAGACAGCATCAAACATCACAACAACTGCAATTTCTGGTCTTACAGGCAGCAATGTCCAAGACATGCTGTCATCCCTTAATAACGTAAAAGCAAATAAAGCTGGTGACACATTTACTGGCAATGTAACGCTAAACAATGTAAGCCTTGTATTTGATACAAGCGGTAGCTTTAACACTACTGTGACATCCGCTGCCAATAACGGCGCAGATCGTACAATCACTATCCCAGCCCAAGCCGGCACAATGCTGGTAAGCGGCAACGCCAGTATTGTCGATGCCGATATCAGTGCATCCGCTGAAGTCGCTGTTAGCAAACTGGCAAACGGTACAGCCAGGCAATTACTGCAAACAGATGCCGCTGGCACTGCTGTCGAATGGACCAGCAATGTCGATATTCCTGGGACACTAGATGTAACGGGTGCGGCTGTATTTGATTCGACAGTATCTGCCACTGGAGCTGCAACCGCAGCAAGGTTTATTCCTAGTGGAAGCACTGTCCCAACCAACGGTGTGTATCTACCTTCCGCAAATACTCTTGGGCTTGCGGCTAACAGTACTGAACGATTGACCATTGATACTAACGGCAAAACTATTCTAAAAACTAGGTCTTCTATCAGCGGCGGCGGATTTATTGTCGCTCAGCAAAATGCAACAAACAACCCGGCCTTATACCTCGGTCATCTAAGCAGCACCGCGACAAATACTATTATTTCCTATTACGACAACTATACCTCCCTTACGGCATTAAATTTTACAGCTACATCATACAAATTCGATATCGCAAGCGGTGTAGAAGTACTGCGATTTACGGACGGTAGCGAAGTCTTGATCGGTTACACAACCGATAACGGCGCCTACAAACTGCAGGTTAACAGCCAGATCTTTGCAACAAGCTCCACTATCGCAACTTCCGATGGTCGGTACAAGGAAAATGTTGCCACTCTCGGCGGTTGTTTAGATATCGTCAAAGCGTTACGTCCGGTTAGTTTTACATGGAAGCCGCAACAAGACATTTACGGTCTTGACGATGCCGGTAAGAACAAACTACTGCGCGAAAAGCACAATTTCCCTGCAGGGACACAAGTCGGATTTGTCGCACAAGAAGTCCAAACTGTACTTAAAAATAAACCGTGGCTTGGAAGTATTATCAAGGAAAATAAACGCGCTGCCGTTTTAGACGAAAAAGGCAAAGAGCTGGTGCCCGAAGAACAGTTCTACGGGATTGCGGAAGGTAATTTAATAGCGGTGTTGACAAGCGCACTACAGGAGGCTGTTAAGCGCATTGAAAACCTCGAAAGCAAACTCGCTAACCTTTAGGAGAGGCGCCAGCAACCATGATTACCCCCGCTAGCTACGACATCACGATTTACCAGAACGCCACCTGGAAGGGCACGTTCCGCGCCACGCAGAATCGGCAGACAGTAACCAGCATTAGCATTGCTGGTGGCACGCCGACTTTTAACTGCGACTGCCACGGGTTAGTTGCAAACGACAAGGTGGTGTTTACGGGTGGCACAACCATCCCCTGCGGTTTGACGCTGAACACGATCTATTACGTGATCAGCGCTGGGCTGACCACGAGTGCATTTCAAGTTTCTGCCAGCAGCGGCGGCAGCTCCATCAGCGTGACCGGCACAGCCACTGG